TTTTCAGCTACCTTTGCTGCTTTATCCAAGACCTTTGCGGTCTTGTCTAAATTAGCCATATCAGCGCCTTTAGAGGCTAATTTACCTGTCTTGGCTAGTATTGCAGATCCACCAGTAAAAACGCCTAAAACGTCAGCAGCAACGCCCACAGGGTCAGTCTTGAATGAGTTTTTTAACGCATCTCCACTTCCATAACGATCAACAAAATATTGGCCCACAGCTTCAGCAACTTCTTCTTCAGGAGCATCGCCACCTGTAGCCAAACTGTATAAACCAACGCCAAGATCAGCCATGCTCTCAGCCGTTTCTATTGGGGATAGAAACGGCGCTATGGTGTCTTCTACTAGGTTGTAAGCACTACCAGGAACATTGCTTAATGTATCCCACCAATAATCATCATCATCTGATTTTGCAGCAACAGGTATTTTTAAAGATTGTGCTTGTTGTTGAGTAAAAGTTGTCATCTTATTGCACCGTGTTTAGATCGATTGCGATATTGAATAAACGTAAAGATTCTGCGTCACCGCCTTCCATAACTGCTTCACGCATATCAACTAGGTCTTGAGCCGTAAGCTCGCTCAGTATTTCCTCGTCATACGCTTGGCCTGTTGGGAACAACCTATTCATAAGGTCAGTCTCAAACTCTTCCTTAGTCTGATCGCCATAAAAGTCTTGTGCGCTGCCTTTAGCGCCGTACATAGTCTGGTGGGTGTTCCAATGTGCCATTGCCGCATTCTTTTTCTCAAACATTTCTTTAAGAACACGATTAGTTCTACGAACCCTAGCTAAGTTATAAATTGGAGGTAATGCTTGATCGTAAGCTCTTTGGATCAACTGATTGTTTTCTTGTACAGCAAACTGTCCACCTAAAAGCTCTCTAAGACTTTGCTGAGTAACAGAAGCATTAATATCCTGAATATTTCTAGCTTTAGCAAAAAATACTTTTTTAACGCTTTCAGGTAATTGTTCTACAAATGGCCCAGAGACCGTCTTGTCATTTGTCAAAACAGCCTCAACCAAGGCAGATTGAACGTAATTTAAACGATCAATATTAGCAGCGGTTTTAAGCTGTCCATTGTCTTCCCACTTCTCAAACTCTTTGCCTCTTCGGTCATTAGATTTTCTCTGGTTATCAGTGAGAATAACGCCATACCTTGAGTATTCGTTTCTGCTTTGAGCGTCTAGCGGAGCAAGGACGTTTTCATTTGTTATGGGGTTATATTGGTCGCCAATGTTAGGCGGTCTATTCATTTCAACAGATCGTTCTGGCGTGAATGGAACACGCAAATCTTTTATAGCGCTATCAATCTTGTCCCTTTCAGTTGTTAAGAGATTAGCGGTTTGTGTCGCAGTAAGAACAGGATTATCTCCCGACCCAAGACGTTGGATAAAATCTAATTTCCCTTCGTAAGACGTTCTTGCGAGATCAGCATCTGTTAGCTGCCCTTGCTCAAGAGGACTCATATCAAGTCCACTTCGACTGACATTGGCTTCTTGTATCTGATCTGGCGTAAGTGTCTGAGCCATCACTTCAGGTGATGTCTCGTCTACAAACTCAGATCCTAATGCAAATCTAGCAAGTCTGGATCGTTGACGATCTACGGCTTCTTGCGACTCATCAGCCCTTGTACCGTACAAATCTTGCAACTCTCTAGCTTGTTGAATATTTGCTAAATTTTCTTGTGCAATATCTAAATCAGAGTCTATGTAACCTTTGTTAGCCATATAGCTTTCTGCTAATCGCTGCAAACCACGGAGCAAACGATTTTTAGGCTGTCTGGCAAATAAACCTTCTCTTTCAATAATTTCTGGTCGTTGCACGTTTTTAGCTTTTTGCCTATAAGAGCTTACCTCGCCCATTAGAGGAATTAAATCTTGGGTTCCTCCATAAAAAGCCATTTTGTCTTGCACCCCTCTGTTAACTCTTTGTTCGCTAGGCTGAAAAATAGAATCAACTTGTGGCGATACAGAGGAATCGATAGCGCCAATGGAATCCATTAGCTCTTGTAGCGTGTCTCTTTTGCGATCTCTATTGAATAAAGGTATGTAATCTTCAGCCATTTCTACTCCTAATCCAAAATGCCTTTNTGGACATAAGTGTTNTACGTTGCATCTTCTTCATCATCGATCAGAGACCTGCCCATTGCTTGCTTGATGATTGCGTCTTGCTCATCGCCTAATATGCCCTGACCCTTTAGCTGGGTTCTAAGTACACCCTCGATGCGGGTGTTATCCATCTGTTCCGCATGATCTGGCATCAATAGCTGTCCAGCAGATGATTTACCAACGATGTAATTTTTAGCGCTTTCACCTAGCTTCTCTCCGCTCACTAAATCCTGAGCAAAGCCGCCAAGTGTTCCAGGTTGAGTCATCTTTTTTTTACGAGCGTTAAACGCCGCTACAATCATTTCAGCCATTTCTATTCCTTATCCGATTCCAAAGCCTCTGGAGCTACCACTTTGCATAACAGGCGATGGCAACATTCCAGTAGCGCCACGAAGTACGTCAAACATCTGGAGAGGGAAGTTACGAGCGTCAAGGTATCGACGATACTGATCGTCTAGCATTCTTTGACCTTGCTGTTGTTGTTGCTGCCCTACGCCAGTGATGGCTTGGGCATCACCAAAGTTCATGCCTCTATACTGGTTAGCCAGATTACCTAACATCCCAGCACCCGCTAGGTTTTGAGCAGCACCTTGAAGCCCTGCTTGCTGGTTAGCCATGCCAGCCCTCAAAGCGGCTTGCATATTAGCTTGTTCTGCTTGGCTTCCTAAGCCCATAGCCTGTAGACCAGCAGCTTGGTTTAACTGTTGAGCCCTCATCATATTTCCCGCTGTTGTGGTATCAGCAGCTAAATTGCCTTGCATCTGAGCTTGCTCCATTTGAGCGCGAGTGCCTTGGTTTGCCCTCTGTCTGGCAAGCTCGTTTTGGATATTTTGCTGTTGTGCCTGTTGACCTAGTTGCTGACCTCTCAAGTCTGCCTGTTGATTGGCAAGCATTCTCTGAGTGTTTTGGCCCTGTGCTGCAAGACCGCTCTGTAGTCCTTGTCTCGCCATCTCAGTGTTTGCAGCTAAACCAGATCGTTGATTAGCTAAATCACGCTGAGTGTTTAGCTGTTGAGACTGTAAGCCGCTTTGTAAGCCAGCCCGTTGGTTGGCTAGATTACCTTGAAGACCAAGCTGCGCTGAAGTGGTATCAGCTTGCAACGATCTATTTAAGTCAGCTTGCGCTCTATTAGCGCCGCTCTCAAAGCCTTGTTGTCTAAGCCTAGCGGCTGTGTCAGCACTTTGTTGTAGTGCTGCTCTGTTAGTTTCAGCCTCCACAAGTCCTTGTCGGCTACCGCCAAATGCACCAGCGCTTACGGCGCTGGCTGCATTCTCATTCTGTTGCATCTGCCTTGCTCTCTCAATATCACGCATCGCTGGATCAATAACGCCTTGCTGATATTGATTCATATAAGGGTTCATGTTCGTTTGAGAAAACTGACCTGCATTAACACGATCTGCTTGCACCTGTTGAGTGCCAACTGGTCCTGTCTGGCCTACACGATCAAACCCTATATTCTGAGTTGGAACAGCATTCGCCATGCCGACTTGCTGAGCATTGACACCACCAACTTGATTAAGCTGACCGATACGATCCATACCCATCTGGGTTGCTGTCACACCTTGCCCCTGAACTTGGTTAGGATTGAATTGAGTATTCACATTTTGTTGCGTCACCTGTCCTGGCTGAAACTGAGCCACATTCTGTGCAGCGTTCATAGCCGCTTGCACTTGAGGTTGCCCCATACCAGCTCTTGCAACGTCTACAGTTCGATTCATCCCTTCTAGTTGAAAAGGACTCATAGGAGCAACCGTGGCTGCATCGTAGGGTGCATAGGGTAGGGCAGCTACTTGCTGACCCTTCCGGTAAGTGTCTAACGCTGCACCTTTTAGCTCGGGGTCAAAAGATGTGTTTTGTTCGCTTTTGCTTTTACTCGCCATGATTATTTCCTAAAAAAGCCCACCACGAGGGGCAAATCTCATTGGGTCAAATTGTTGAAAATCGTCGTAACCGCTGTCTGCGAAAACAGGTGGAGTCACCACCTTTTTTCGCTTCAGTGTTAGATTGCCTGTAGGTGCTGGTTCTTCACTCAAAGATTGTCGATTGCGATCAAAAATCGCCCTACGACCAGACATGCCAAATTGTTGAGTAGGCGATATGCCAATGTCTTCTTGCGTACCGCCTTCCAGCATACTTGGATCAAACTCAATCGTTTCAGAACCCATGCTTGTTGGGCCAGCGAAAGCACCAGCCATATTAAGCGCAACTTGCGGGGGAAGACCTCGAAGATCAGGAAATTGTTCTGCTCTTCGATCTACTACTGGCGCTCTTCGCTCCTGAACAGGCTGAACTTCCTCTTCATCTGGATTTCTTCTAAATAAGTAACCACCTAATCGATTAAAGTAATCAGGTGGCAGCATACTGATCGGATCGACCGCTTCAGTAGTGTAACGATCATAGTAGTCGGCCATTGGTTGTTCGACCTTTCCACTAGTGCCATAAAACTGCTCTGTAGGAGACAGCTTAGGGCCATCGTCTTCAGTCTTTACCTTAGTTTTTGTCTTTGTCTTTTTAGGCTTGTCTTTGACTCGACCGCCGCCTTTCATCGACATACCGCCGCTACTATCTGACATGATTCACCTTCTTAAATAAACTCAAATGGGCTGCTTCATAACCCATGTCCTTTAACGATCTTTGCCATCCAGCCCTGCCACTCAAGCTCACAAAGTCACACTCAAAATGTTTTGCAAACTCAACAAAGCAAGGCTCCATTTCTTTTAACTCATCCATATCACCCGCTGCCAGAAAGATGTGCATACAGCGTTTTCTGGGGAAATCCAAAACCTCGGTGATTGCGGCACTTCGTTTTCCTGGCCAAAAAAACATATCCTTCTCTTCAACAGCTTCAACAATATCTTCCCAGAGGTGAGTGCCTTGAGAATGAGCTAACGCTCTCTCAAGCAGTACGCGATAAGGCTCCATGACCTCTGCCGTTGTTAAATTCTGCACTTCGCTCATATGCTCGCCGCCGCTAAGTTTCCAGAGTTATCCACGGTGACGCTGTAACGAGTGCCGTTAGGTGACTTGAGGATCAAACGAGCATCTCCAACCTCAACGTCCTGTCGCTTTTTATGATTGTCATAATCAGCTTGTTCGATGAACAAATTTCGTTGTGACTCAATTCGTACATCGTAAGATTCTGACGGTCGAGGTAGCTTCATCGTTTACTTCCCTCAACAACTTCTAATCGCATTGTTCCTACTCTGAAATCTGTGCCTGAGTCCTTCTCTATTCGCATCTGGAGCTGTCTACCTGTGAAGCGAACAGGGGTGGGGTTAGCCAGCGTATAAGGCCCATGCGTTGACTCTGTGCCTGTAGGGTAGTTTCTTGTTTTAAATGTCGCTTTGACATCGCCAAGATTTGATTCATCAGGAATCAAACTCTTGGCTACAGTTAAACGATCACCGTTGCCCATTTGTATCGGGCCACTTTCAGCAAAGACTGTCTCATCGTCGTAAGCAAAACCCACTTCATGTTCGTATAAATAACCATCAGAGGTCACAAGGGTAGGGTATTGGAATATTCCTTGCCCAACACCAGCAGTGCGACCCAGCGATCCAATCGTCCAAGTGTTTTCACTGTAATTCCAAGCTACATAGTGTGAGTTCTCGTTGCCTTGTGGATAAAACCACCACACTTCATCAAAGGTGCTGTTGTGGTAAGCAAATACCTTAGATCGTTGAGATTCGTTTAGATTGGTGAACAAGTAGTCACCAACAGTGCATCTGAGGGTGCGTAAGCTGCCATCATAGATGTGAAACGAGTTCCTACCCATCCACACGGCAAAGCCATCTGCAATCGCACAAGCGTTTGCAGATATAGCACCACAACCATCGCCGACTTTCTGGAAACCATAAACAAACGGTGGGCCTTGATAACGAGCAACATGAGCATCGGTCGTACTCAAAAGCAAGGTCTCACCACGCATGGGATAACCAGCTAACAGCTCACCACCACTATTTAAGGTAAAGTCACCAGCTTGGTTTGTCGTAGCAGCAGCCCAGAGATTATTGTTCTCTTGGTCTGACCACTTGATCTGGTTATGCACACCTGAAGCGCCTAGTGCGAACACAAATCGTTCTTCAGTCACAACGACTGCGTTATTGCTGGTGGGTGCATTGCTAAGCACCGCCGCTATGGTTCCAGTAGCATTTGCCCACTGATAGATTTTTCCATCTTTAGAGCTGCAACCAAGCGCGTACTCCCCCCAAGGAGCTAACGACCATGTGGTCGCTGGTGTGTATGATCCTGAGTCCGGTCGAGGCGTTCCCCACGCATTTGTGCCGTAGGTTAGTCCACCGTATCCCATGTTCTGTACCGCATCGGCATCACCCGCTGTAAAGCTAGTAGGCGTTATGTCGTGAACCGTATTTGACTCATCAATGACATATAGCTTGCTTTGAGTACCGGCAACCGTTCGACGGTTGCCTGAGTTATCGTTGTAGGTAATGATCGCCCTGCACACACCCGTCATTTGTGATGTTGTGCGAGATCGCCACCCACCAACAGGTTGCATATTACCTTCATACCACCGAATCAGATTCGCATCATTCCAGCTATTTGCTTGCTGGTAATCTGTGCCGTTTTTGACGACACCCGCTGGAATGGCTAATGGTAACAAGGCCACTAGGGGTATTCTCCTGTTGCAATCATTTCAGCTACATCGTCTGCTCTGTTGCCGACTTGCTCTGCCCATCTGCTATCCAGGAATTCTTCTGACGCAAGTAAAAAATCGCCACTTTCCATAAAGTATAAAGCTTTCTTAAACCCACGAAGGCGAGTAAGACCGAGATTGAAATGTAAGTTACACATGCCGTCTTGACGGACTTCATCAAGGTCATCAAACCAATTAAAAGATTCCGATAGTTCTTTGCGAGATCTGTAAATGTCGTTCTGGAGTAAGAAATTGATCTCACTCTCTGACAAACCCAACCCACCATCGGGATCAATGTTTCTTCCAACGCCCACCGTAATCTTTCCAGCAGTACACTCATACGCGTGAGTCTCAACCCCTTCGTGAATCCGCAACTGTTCGATCAAACGATCACTCATCTTCTAGTCTTCTTTTTTGCGGTCTTAGCTGCTTTCTTGAATGCCTTTGCAGTTGGAGCGCCTTTTGATCCAGGCTTACGCATTTTTTCTTTGCTGCCTTCTTTGATTCGTTTTCGCTTTTTATGAATGTTTCTATATAAACTCATATCAACTCCACTTCGTCTTATCTGCCCAAAAAGCTGCCGACATTTTTCCTTTGGCTATATTGCGTCCATGCCTAGCCTTAAAGCTGGCACGTTTCTTTTTCATTGCTTCACTCTCACCTTTCTTCGGCGCTCCAGCAGTCTTAGCGCCTTGCTGTCCGAAACGAATCAGCTTCATTTCATGACCCTGTTGAGCAAGAACCATGTGGCTTTTGGTTTTGTGAGAAGGGGTGCGCTTGGGTTTATTCACGCCTTTCAAACCATGCTTTTTAAGTAAGTTTTTCTTTCTGGTTTCGTGGGCCATTAGTCGTCACCTTTGTGACTATTACCAAAGTAGAAGCTAGACACAGACGCTACGTTAGCCAGCAATCCACCGAGGATAATGTTTAGCAATGGTTCCATCTCTCTGTTCCAATCGTCACTTACGATGTAGAAAACAAAGGCAAAAAAACCCAGAACAATCGTCATTGCGAAAATTTTAGGAGTCCAATCGCCAGAGAACGATCTCCTTGCATCCTGGATGTCTTCGTTTTCTAGTTTGAAAACGTCAACATCCAGCTCTTTCATCTGCTTTTGAAACTCAAGCTCAGCCTTTTTGATCTCTGCTAACTGCTCTGGTGTAGCGCTCTGTAACGCCTTTTCCATGCTTTTAGGCTCTGCTTTTACACCTAGCACAGAGCTGATTGCTTGAGCCGCTAATCCACCCATAGGGCCACCAAGAGCAGTACCCAGCGTGGGTGCTACAGCGTTTATGATGCCTTTTAGATTGCCTAGCTTTAATGCCATATCAGCGTTTCTTTTTCTTCTTTGAAGACGTAGGCGGTTTTGCAGTAGGCTCCGACTTTGCCTTCAGAGTATCTATAATGGCTTCGGTTTCTTTGATCTCTGAGTCCTTCTGCGACTGAGAGGCATCGTTGAAGAGACCAAAAATAAATTTCTTCAGGCTGTTCCACATTGATTCGATCCTCACTTTGGATAATTACCACTAATTGAAAAACCAATAACAGCGTTTTCATTCATCGAAACAACGCTATGACTAACGCAATAATCACTGCCGCAATAATCAGCCCGATTCCACTTACGCTTGTCCACACGAACAGATCGTGGAGAAGTTGTTTCCTGGCGCGTCTCTTGGCAATTACGGCCTTGACGCTGGCTTCGTGCTGCTGCCTCGACTCCTCCATGATTCGAAAATACTCGTCCACGAATTGCTGATGATCCCGCGATAGCACCGCCATGTTTCTCAGCTCTTCGTGGAAGCGATTGACTTGTTGTTTTGCCATAGAAAGTTTTAAAGCCTCTTGTGCGGTCAACGGCTGAGTTAACGACTCTCGCTTCTCGATCTCGAATTTCTGCATTCCAGAGTTGATTGCCTGCATTCGATCTAGGACCGAATTGATGTGACCACCAGACTCTTTCACTGTGTTTATCATGCCGTTTACGGCTGACAGAGCCGCAGTTACAGCCGCTATGGATTCGAAGATCATTTTTTAAATTTTTTAACAATGCTTCTTACCGTATTCGTTTCTGTTATACGAATGGTTGTCCAGATTATGGTTAACAAGGCTGCCAACGGAGGCAACCAGCCCATCAAGCTGCCAGCTACGGTTCCAACAGAAACCGCATCAACCACATTCTTGGCAACCTCTATGTTGTCTTCAGCCATTGGCTACTTCTTCTTCCTGTGCCTCTTCCTCCACCTCTTCTTGCAAAGAATTCATCAAAGCCTGGACGTATGCAGAGTGAGCAACTTGTCGTTGCTCAAGCTGCATCTCAAAAGTTTTCATCTGCGCTTCTAAGTCAGTGATTTGATCCAACATCTTTTTTTGATCGTCAGTCCAATCATCAACATTGTGTTCATTGCCTAAAAAATTAATGACGTTGCCCATCTTCCTCTACCTTCCATACATTTAAATTTGCAGCGACTGTGCGCCGTTCTCCGTCACCCTCGAAGGGGTAAACCATGTGCGTTAACCAGCTAGGAAACATCAGCATCTTTCCGACTTCTGGCTTAATAACAAAACTTTGAGGAGGAGCTAACCGTTCTATATCCATTAAACTATTACGACCATAGCTAAACGCGAGACATCCATCTGCATTACCAGAAGAATTATACAGGCTGTACTCTGGGCTTCCCGCTGTAGGCTGGTCTAGGATTTGTTGGGGTACTTTTGTCCATGTGGTACAAGAAACCCCCATAATGGTTTTAGTCCCATGATCGTGAGTTGGGTTATAGTCGCGCTCGTAGCTGTGTACCGACCAAAGCTCGTCTGTTAGAACTTCTCTTTTTCCTGTCAACGGATTACCCGATGCAGCACAAAACTGCTTTACATAATCCATTGCCAAGCCCTGAATCGTCCAATTAAAGTCTTTCAGCTCTTCGCAATGGTGATCCATTGTAAGCTGCTGACCATGACCTATCTGACCTACTAACGTACCTGCATGACTTTTTCGGCTTTCATCTACCATTAACTTGTCGAGGTAGTCGTTAAGAGTCCCTACCATGTTTTCAGATAGTTGTGCCTCCAGCATAAACACTGCGGGTAGCGTATGAAATGTAAAGTGTTGCGGCTCCATTAGCTGCTAGGGATCACATAGTCATCATCAGGCACAGGCTCTTTAAGCGGGTTTGTGATTACTGAGTCATATTGACTCGCAAATATCTCATCCCACTTGGTTGTTGGACAAATATCTTCGATATCTTTTCTAGTCCAATCTGCCTCCGCTTTAGCGGTAAAGTTGTTGACAACAACCTCCTTACCGTCTGGCCCAACGCTTTTATCGACAGCATTAATAATCGCTCTTTTGGTATTTGTGTAGTAATCAGCTTGACCTTCAGTACCTTGTTCGTACTGCATTTCTAATTCCCAG